ATGGACAGCCGCGCCGACCTTGAAATGACGATCCGCTTCGTGTTGCGTGGCATAGGCGGCCACCCCAGCCGCCGCGGCAAGCCCCTCATGGACGAGGCTAGAGCCGCTCGCGTCACTGACGAACTGTTGGAGGCGATGGCTCGCGCGGGCTATACGATCACCGACCGTGAAGGCCAGGTGGTTGTCCAGGGGCGGCCGCCGGGCGAGCCTCACTCCATCTCTATGTAGACGACATGCAATCGACGATTCGGGCGGCGACGATTGCCGCTGTTCTCGCCTTCGCCTCCCCCGCCTTCGCGGATGTCAGCGGCCAAGCGTCGGTCATCGACGGCGACACCCTGGAGATCCACGGCCAGCGAATCCGGCTGCACGGCGTGGATGCGCCAGAGAGCCGGCAGATGTGCGCTACCGCCGACGGTGATGCCTGGCGCTGCGGCCAGCAGGCGGCGCTCGCTCTTGCCGACAAGATCGGCCGGCAGACGGTCCATTGCGAAGAGCGCGACGTGGATCGCTATGGCCGCATTGTCGCCGTGTGCTCGGCCGGCGGCATCGATCTCAATGGCTGGCTGGTCGCCAATGGCCTGGCCGTGGCCTATCGCCAGTACAGCCAGGACTATGTGCCGGCCGAGGACGCAGCCCGCACGGCGGGCGTCGGGATCTGGGCGGGCAGGTTCGACCTGCCGTGGGACTGGCGCCGCGGCCAACGCTCGGGCCATGTCCAGCCAGCCAGCGCCGATGCGCCCGGCGAGTGCGCTATCAAGGGCAACATCAATAGCAAGGGCGAGCGCATCTATCACATGCCCGGCCAGCAGCACTATGACCGGACAGTGATTGACGAGAGCAAAGGCGAGCGGTGGTTCTGCTCGGCGCCGGAAGCTGAATCTGCAGGCTGGAGGTCCGCACAAAAATAAGCTTCAATGGGGGGAGTTCCCTATTCCCTGATATGCAGGCAGCGCGGAACCGCCATCCAAACCAAACGTTGCTTTTTGAAATTCAATGAGCAAATATCCCAACACGCTTGCCAGCGTGGCATGCGGAAAGCGTTAGGGTGATCCTAGAGGATGGATTCAGAGATCCAGCCTCATCCGTAACCCCAGATGGGGAGAAGTGTTAAAATGAGGAACTCGGCGCTCCGGTCTCAGGCGGCTATGATGTATGCTAGCCGCCCCGCTCTCGTCGCAGTTGACTACAACGACGAGATCAGCCCGGAACAGATGGCCAAGATCCGTGAATCGGTATCTACCGAAAACGAACAAATGCGACAGGGAGTCGTGCTCGAAAGCGTCGACTGGTAGGATTTGCCGAACTGGACGTACTACCCCCTATCCACCGTTCCTGAGCCACTGGACGTAGTTTGGTGCCGCTACCCGGAGCATCTTGATCTGGGCATCCCCGGTCCTAAAGCTCGTCCAGGGCTCGTCGTTCAGACTTTCTTGTCCGACGACGGGCCTGAAGTCCTAGTCATCTACGGAACGTCGAAGCTCAAAACGGACAGACGTCCGCTCGACTTTTTCGTGATGAACCATCAAGACATGCATGAAGCCGGGCTGTACCAGAGCACTCGCTTCGACATGGAGCAGTTTATCTGGCTACCTTGGGCAGAGGAGTGGTTTGGGTACCAACCGGGGCAAACGAGCCTTATCTGTGGGCATCTATCAACCCGATCCCAAGAGTTCTTGTCACTCATTGTACAGGAGCGGAAGCGGCGTGGCTGGGATCCTCCGCTTAGACGCACGGCGTATCGCCCCCAAACAACGTCGGTTAAGCAGGAAGTTGCCACCTGCGAACCCGAGACGCCGTCTCATTGTGGATCAGGGTCTGCTGAGCTGTCTCCTTCGTAGGAACATCGTCCCGGCTAATATAAATCGGCCGGGACCAGCGTTCACGCAGCCGGTCAGCAATCTTCGACATGACGCCACGGCAGGAAAGCGAGTATCTTTCCCCGGTTTGCCACCAGCCCCTTCGGGGTTTTCTTCACCAATTCCTTTTCAATCAACGCATTGATATCGCGCGTCAATGTTTTGGTCGTTTTGCCCGCATACTCGAGTGCGAGAGCAGGTGATAACAGTGCAAGCTCCCTAATAGGAATGGGCCCTGGCTTCTTCGAAAGTTCCAGCGCCAAGGAGCGGCGCCGATGGTCTGACCGGCTTTTCTCCCCGCTGAAGCTCTCATGAACAAAATTCGTCCACGCAACCGACCATTGGTGCTTCCGAATGAATTCTACTTGCTCCCGCAGTCCATCAACCAAACCTTGAACGGCATACTCTATAAAGGGAAGGATATTCCCTCCGGAACGGCTGGCTGCGTCTAGCTGACGATAGTATTCCGACTTGGTCTTGTTATAGTGATTACTCAGAAGATGCGCTGTGGGCTGAGGCAATCCGCCCATGAGCAAAATTTTAAACTCAAGAAGCCTAGCTGTGCGCCCATTTCCATCCCCAAATGGATGAATCCACGCGATATAAAGATGCGCGACGACAGCTTTGATTATGGCATAAATCGTTTCTTCTCCATTCGGCGCCCGGAATGTTGTCGAATTCAACCAATCAGCCAACCTGTTCAGCAAGTATTCGCATTCATCCGCTGGAGCACCTCGGTATCTACCGACAGTCACAGAGTGGCGCCGTATCTCTCCCGGGATAACGTCCTCATCAACAGCCAACCCGCCTAAAACTGCCTTATTCATCCACCTAAATGTATCAACGGTAATATCAGAAGAACCATTCTTATAAACATCATCACAGATCCGATTACATGCATTGACAATGTTATCTACTTCTCTCCCCAGATATTCTCGCGATGGCGGCAGCCTTAGCTTTCCGCTGAGGTATTCTCGAACTTCTTCTTCGGAAAGCGTGTTCCCCTCAATAGCAGTGGTCGCCAGCGCACCTTTTGCCAAGTAGACGCGGTAGAGGTCACTAGCATGGTCGGGGTCCAGCGGGACACCAGCGATATGCTCACACTTCGAGCGAGCCTCGCCAAGCGACATCCACAATTTCGCCGAAGCTTGTCTAAGATCAATGTCGAACGTTATCCATGGATGGGATGCCTTATATGTCCAGCTGTCTTTCTCGACTAACATATTGGATTTCCTCATGTTTTTCCGTACATCGAGCGGCATCCGTTCATTAAAATGTCCCGCAATACGTCTCCTATTTTGGACGCAGTTGTGTCCGTCGTCTACTCCTAATTCCAGAATCGTTGCCGGCCCATCAAACCGCCATATCCAGTTCCCGATCCCGACCTAGATCCCGCCCGCACGATCCCCCTCGCGGCGCCCAGCTTCGCACGACAGTCTTCCGCAGCACGGCGGGGGTATGAATCGTCAGCGGCCAAATCGGCTCTTGTCGACGGAGAAACACTAGGCATACTAATGGGTTAAGGCCCTATCCGCCGGGTGAATCCACTTCCCCTAGCCCGTGCTGCCAGGAGTCTCCTCACGCCCGTCAACTTCGCCCGGCAGTCCTGGCCGGCAGCGTCCAGATCGAGGATGAACAGGGCAAGATCCCGCTGCGTCGCCCCTTCCCCCGGCACTTCGGGCGCCGGGGCGCAGGTCAGCAGCTGGGCCGGGATCTCAGGGGGCGGCGCTGGCGGCACGCTCGCGCAGGCTGCGCAGAGCATCAAGCATGACAGGGGCCTGAGGCGCATCGTCCGTCTCGGGTGCGCGGAGCACCCGCTCCCTTGCGGCCTGAAGGTTGCGATAGGCGGCTTCGGCCCGGGCGCGGTCGGCATCCGCGACGGCCATAGCTTGGCGCTGCTGGGCGATGGTCGCGTCCCTGGCGGCGACGGCTTGCTCAAGCGATGCCACCTCTCGACGCAGCTCGTCACGCTCGGCAACAACGCCCCGCACCCAGACGGCACCGGCTGCAACCGCGACCAGCACCGCCCCGGCCGCGATCCATCGCCAGTAGGACAGCAGCCGACCGGCGGCCGAGATCAGCCAGCCCATCCCCTAGCCCACGTCCCGGAAGAACTTGTGCCGGCCGATCACCGCGATCGGGGCGCGCCCCCTCGCCCATGCCGGGGTCAGGTTTAGGGTACAGTAGTGCGTGGCGCCGTGCGTCGGATCCGGGTACTCGCCGGCCAGCACGGCGTCAACGATTGCCCGGCAGGCTCTATAGGTCGGATCGCTGCTCGATGTCGCGTCCAGCACCTTCCGATTGGGGTCGCCCTCGTTCCAGCAGCTGAATTGCCAGGGCTTGAGGCACACGTCATAGATCGTGTCGCCCCACCAGTCGGGCTTGCCGTCATTGCCGAGATCCATCTCCGCGCGATTACGGATCACCCAGGCTACGGCGATCTTGCCCTCGTCCGGCTCGCCGCGGGCCTCACCTATGAGCGTCAGCGTGGCGACGTGCCGGTCTGCTTCGGTCGCCGGATACGGCTTGCGGGTCGGCTTCGGAACGGCAGCATCCAGGGGCCGCGAAATATCCGGCATCGCAGGTCTCCGTTGATGTGAGAGAGGTCAGGACTGCCGATCGGCAGTGATGCGCTCGGATACTGCCGGGGCAGCTAGGGTGCCCTTCTCAGGCCGGTCATCCTGACCGCGGCCCGTCTGCATGAATTCGAGTATGAACAGCAGACTGCAGACGGCGTGCGCGATGTGGGACCGACCGCTCTCCGGGTCGTTGTCCTCTCCCGCCATCCACGCCATCTGATGACGCATGGCGGCATCGAGGTACTCGGTCCAAGGGCGCCCCTTGCACCAGTCCCACGCCTCGTACTTGCGGGCGCCGAACTCGCGGACGCGGCAGACTTCGACCAAAGCGGCAGGTGGCAGGAGCGAGAGCCGGACCTTGCCGCCGTTGTCCTTCAGGGCCTGGTCACTCATGCGGCCCTCTTGGCCTGCTTCCACTTCGCTCGCTTCCATGTCAGGTAGTCCGCACCCTCTTCCGGGTCGAACAGCACCGTGATGCACCGGGGATCGTCGTCCGCGAAAGCCGGGTCGATGATCGTCACGGGCGCGACGAAGATGTTCTGGTCCGGCAGCCCAAGCTGGTCGGCATAGCGATCGTAGGTCTTGTAGGACGCTACCCGGATCGCGTGGGAGATCAGTCCCGACGCCGGATCCTTGAGAACCTGGTAGCCGGACGTGTGCAGATGGCCGCAGGTAAGGATGTGATCCCGCCAGCCCATCTGGACCGCTTTCGCCGGGCCATGGGCCGTGTTCCACATGGAGTGGCCCTTGAAGTCGTGCCGGGCATTCACCCGGAACTGACGCCCTGACGGCGTGATCAGGTTCAGCCTTGCGCCATCCGCCTGATAGACGCCCGGCTGCTGGCGCATCACCCACTTGATCGGGTCGTCCCCGCCACTCCAGACATCGTGGTTGCCGCCGATCAGGTAGAGCCAGTTGACCGACCGGAGGAACCATTCCGTCAGCCGGAGCGCGTCGGTGGCGCTGGTCGATTGCTCGCCGTAGAGCCTTGCCAGCCGGCCGACCCAGTTGTTTCGGACGTCTCCGACGTTGGCGCCGAACAGCCCCTCGGTACGGTTGATGACCGCAATGTGCCGTTCGATCAGCTCGAGGTCGGTCCCGTCATCATCCGTGTGCGGGTCGCCGCCGTGGCAGATGCCGAACGGGCCGTCGATCTTGACGCGCACCGGGATCAGCTTCCGTGCTTCCTTGGCCCGGCGCTTCTGCGCGAACTGGCGCTTGCGGTGCGCGATCAGCTCCTCGATCGGTAGATGCTCGCTCGGCAGCGGCTCGACCTCGAAGGTCGGCTCCCGCCCTTCCCAAGCCTCTTCCGCAGCCAGCCGGTCCTTAAACGTCGTCACCGGCCAGCCGAGCGCCCTGGCTGCGGCGGCCTTGCTGCCGTGCTGGGCAACGAGATCGCGGAGGCTCGGCATCAGGCGCCCCCCTGCGGCGGCGGCAGATAGCGGGCGATGATCCGGTCCAAGATCGGCGGCCCGGCATAGCCCAGCAGGCCAGCGAGGCCCCACCGGACCATCTCGGACAGGCCGAAATAGTCGCCGATCGCGCCACCAGCGATCGCCATGCCCAGCACCGTCGGCATGTCGAGCAGCACCCGCCGCCAGGAGATCGGTCGGCCGTCATAGGCCATGTGGGCGTGGCGCATGGCCACGCCCACAGCGGCGGAAATGGCAGGCCCCATCAGACCGGCCAGGAGCTTGGCGATTCCCGGGTCAGAGGGCGGCAGGTTGTTCATGCCGGCTCCTCCTGCAACGAAAGACTCGCCCGAGCTGCGGGAATCGGATTTGCTACATGCAGCCTCATCGCCTGTCTCCTCATGCTGGCGGTGTGGTCAGGCCCTCGGCGTAGTGCCCGCTGCGTCGGGGGCCGCTGGTGTTGGGCAAAGAAAAACCCCGCCGGAGCGGGGCTGGTGTGTCTAGGCTGCCTTGCGGAAGACCGCTTTGATCCGCTCGATCAAGGTGGGCCGTGGCAGATCCTCCGGCAGCATCCCGGCGGCCGACATCTCGGCAACCAGCGCCGGCAAGTCCGGCTGCCGCCCGATGGCCTGATACTCTTCGACAAGCTCGGAGAACTGGTCATCCTTGACGAAGCTCGCCACATCCTCGTCTTTACGTCTCGCGTTCAGCAGCGAAGCGACTTTGCTCTCGACGAGCGCCCGGTCGGTCACATCCACAGTATACGGGATGACAGTGGTGTGGGTGCTAAGGGGCAGCGCAACAAGCTCGACGTTCGGGCCGGCGCAGCGCAACGCCTCCAAGCGATCGGTTTCCACGCGATCCGGATAGATGATCCTGGCCCGCAGGTTTGGGTAGTCCGATAGACCGGTGACCCGTCCGTGCCGCTTGAGGTCGGATAGGACCCCGGAGTTCTTCTCGCTTCGCGCCAGCAGCTTTCGGTAGCTGGGGAACTCAAGCCGCTCATTGGTCGGATAAAGGACCGTCTGTGGGCTGAACGCGATTGCTGCGCACCTCACCCGCGGCAGCAGATCCGCCAACAACGACGACCACAGCAGAGCACCGAAGCCGGCCTTACTGCACCCGACAAAGCAAACGCTCTGGTAGCCGGCTTGCCGAACCTCTGCCGCCAGATGGCGTACCGCTCGGAGCGCTCGCCGCGTGTAGTAGGTGGATCGGCTCTCCCAGACAAAGATCGTCGGGCAGCCGTAGTCAAAGTGCCGGAACACGGGCTTGTTCGATTGTGACATGACGACCGCCAGCCGCGTTCGGTCGGTGCCGTCTTTTGTCTCGTACGAGTATTGGTCTGTCCCGAACATCACCCTTCGTACTAAGTCACCTTCTTGATGTAAAGATAGCCGCGGGCGGTGCTGTCCCGCACTCCATTAGTCGCCGTCACCTTGAACCGCACCTTTTGCCCTTGCCGGAGGAAGGCGGGGAAATGTCCGTATCCCTGCATCTCGTTGCTCGGCAAACCGATATTTGACGCCAGCGCGACGAACAACCCGGCGCTTCGCAGAACGTCGGTATCGTCCTCGTCGACTAGCTGCAGGTAAGTTTCTCCGTCCGTTCCGGCCCCCCCATTCTCGTAGCACACCTGCAGCGAGAACTCATAGATGCCGGTCTCCGGAGGCGTGAAGTACCCGGTCGTCGTGTCGTAGGCTGCCGGGGCTGTATCAAGGCCCCGAGTCTCAAACGCCAGATACCCCCCGTTGGCAACCGCCGGGTGCCCCATGTAGAACCATTTGCCATCGGTCAGGGTGACAACCTGACCCGTCTCGATGCGTGACCGACCGCGCTCGACGCCCGCGCCGACGCCGATCTTCAGGGCGAAGACCTGAGAGGTGCTTGCTGCGAGCGTGTCGTCGGCCGGGACCTCCGAGCTATAGCCTGCCAACAAGACGCCGCCTCCGAGGGCCACCAGGGATCCGACGCCGACCGAATTGCTCACCGCGAAATAATGGTCCTCGAAATAGGCTTCATCGATCACGACCCACTCAAAAGCCGAGAACCCGTCCGCCAACGCCGCGGCCTTCTCGGCTCGCAGCAGGTAGAGCGGGACGCTCGCCCGTCCGGTCCCCGGAGAAGGACGACCCGGGCCATGGCGCCGGCCGCTGGCGAAGCCGTAGAACACGCCGTCCATCTCCGCGATGGCGATCGGAGACTGAGTGGCATATCCCAGGCCGGGGGCCTCGCTCGTCGTCACCGTGACCAGTTCGTCGTCCGACCACCACCAGAGCGGCGCAACATCCTCCAACTGCGTACGGCAGAAGCCCGCGAGGCGAACCCCGTCGTAATGGACGGTCGGCTCAGACAAGGCCGTGCTGCCGGGGATCTGCCTCGCCCAAGTGACGGCAGGACCGCCATTACTGCCATCCACGTCAAACGCTCGGTCGATGCGCGCGATGCCGACGTTGATCGTGCTTCCGGACAGGCCGATATAGAATGCTCCGGCCTCTCCCGGAATAGGCGCGAACGAGTGGACGTGGGGTGTGCTCCCGCTGATCGCTGCCGCCAGTGCAGCGCCCAAGGAAACCCCCCCGAAAAAAATGTCTTCCCAATCCGTCTCGGCAAACGTGAGGCTGAACTGGTCGCCCGTTTCCCCACTCGTGCCACCACCTTGCGCCGTACTTGTCGCGGCCGAAGATGCCTGGAACTCAATGTATTCGTCCGTCACCGCGCTGACCGGGTAATCCCCGGAAATGGCGAGGCCGCCAACTGTCCCGACCCCGGTGAACGAACCCGTCATCCCGTCCAGTGCGCCGATGGGTGCGTCAATATCAGCGAAGTAGATGCGGAACTTATCGCTGCCCGCCGTCGTGCGGATGACGCCGCTCATCTCGTACCGCTTCGCCAACCGGCGAGCCCGCAAGGCTTGCCCCCCATTGCCGTCGTTGCGAATGACTACGAACTGTACGCCATCAACCACGCCAGCCGCGAAGGAAGAGCGTCCAACGCCGTCGTCCCGCGCTACGACCTCCTTCTGCGTCCACGTCTTGCCGCCGTCCTTGGACCGCATGCAGACGACGTACTTCTCGGTGTCGCTGGTAGAGTGCTGCGAACCCTCCATCCAGAGGGCATAGATCACGCCGTCCCACTCGTGCCACTTATCCTGCGGCCATGCGGCGTAGTACGGACCCGCGGCAAGGCAGGTCAGGGCCGTGTCGATGGTGTCGCGAGCCGGAACGAGCGCATCAAGGTCCGCCTCATAGTCCGCCACCTTGAAGTAGCCGTTCCGATACCGGTTGCCGGTCGGCACGGCATCGACGAGGTAGGTCTTGCCGAGAAGGTCGATCGTCAGGCCGGAATGCTCTCCTTCCAGCGCCGTGAAGGCCGCCGTATCGTCCGTCGAGCCGTCCCCGACCGCTCCATAGACCCCAACGTCAATCGCGATCGGTCGGGCATTCACGATGGCTGACTGGCCGGCGTCCCACACCATCACGTCGCCAGCCTGCTCGTCCGTCAGGATGACGTCCAGATCGATAGCGCCAATCGTCTTGTTGACCAGGCCATCCTCGGTGTCGTTCCAGCCGATCACCCGACCCGCCTCCGGTTGCGGTAGGGTCGGGACAACCGGCGACGTGACCGATACCTTTACCGTGCGGTTCAGCTCCTCCTGAAGCTGCTGGTCGACCATCACGCCGCGATCGAAGTCCCGCTCCAGCGTCTCCGCCGGAAGATCGTCGTTATCGACGTAGTCAGTCTCCTGCACGATCGCCACGACACGCCGGATGACCAGCACGGAGCCATTCGCCGGGGCGCTGAGCATGGTGATGGAGCCGCCCTCCTGGTCACCCGTGCCCGACACCGTGTAGTCGGCCGTAAGGGATTGCTTCACCTCGTCGCCCGCCGCGGTGCGCAGCGTCACCTCAAGGTCGGTTTCCTCGAGGAAGTAGAACGGCACTGGGAACACCTGCGTCGAGCCGTCGCCGGCATAGGCAACGCGGGAGGTAGAGCTAGGTACGGTCATGCGTTTGCCCCAATAGAAAAAGGGCGCCCCGAAGGACGCCCATGCGTTGAACTCGATTTGTGGCTAGGTCAGCGGCCCCATTCCCCGCTGAGGTCGGGCAACGGCGGCCCGTAGATGCAGAAGCCGCAGATCAGGTCCACGGCCCACAGGACCACGAGAGCCCCGATGATCCATGGCAGGCGGTAAGCGATCTCGCCCACAAGCCAGCCGAGAGCGTCAAGAATCCTATCCTTGATCACCGGATGCCCAACTCACGATTCACCCCTTCTTCCGCCTGATCCAGGAGCCAGCGCAGATAGAACAGGTTCTGATATGGAACGAGCCGGCGCAAGGCCCTCGTATCGCCTTCGTTCCATTCGCCCGTGGCGAGGCCGCCGGTCACGCGGAACAGGTCGTCACCCGTGCCCATGGTCGGGCCCAGGATCGCGCCCCACACGTTGCGCGAGGCGTAGCGGGTCATCTGCGGTCCGCCGACCAGCGCGTTGACGCCCACCTGCCCACGGGTCGCCTTCTCCGCGATGTTGTTCACGTCGAACAGCCAGCCCATGACGCCCGAACGGTCGACGCCTTCCGCCACCCACACGCGCGGATCGTCGCTGAACTCATAGCCGGACAGCGGCACGCGGATGAAGTAGCTGAGCATCCCGAGCCCGACCGACAGCAGGAAGCCGTTCAGCACCGCCGCGTCACGCTGCTGAAGCCCGGCGATCGCAACCCGCTGCGCCGAGGCGAAGGCGAACCCGCGGAACTGAAACACCAGCTGCGCCAACTCCGGGGAACCCAGCAGCTGCGACATCATCAGCGGCCGGTCGCCGATGCCGGGGGTGACGATGATCTTGTCCGTCTCCCGCGCGATCGCCGCTCGGAACGTCCGCACCGCCTCCGTGTCCGTCCAGGCTTCGGTGTTCGCGATCCGAACGCCATCAATTTCCTGGCCGAACTGGTTGAACTGCCGGGCGATCCGGGCTGCCATGGTCTTGTTGATGCCGGCAGCCGCAAGCCGCTCGATGCCGGCCTTCCCAAGCTTGCCGTCGCCCCACCTGGCGGAATGCTCAAGCACCCTGTTGGACACGATGACGCCAGAGAACTGCTTCAGCGCGGCGTTCCAAGGCGACATCAGCGACACCACGCCGAAGTTGTTGGCGACCTGCTGGAGTCCTCGCTCGAACTTAGTATGCCGCCCGAAGTCGTCTCCCATGTCGGCCAGCGACAGGGCCCGGGTGTCGAGCGTCATATCCAGGGCGGTGCCCGCAAGCTTCACCTCCTTGGCCGCAAGCCGGAAGCCCTTCAGGTTGCGGACCAACGGCACGATGCCGTCACCCACCGTCCGCATCACGCCCTCGACCATCACAGGGCGAGCCAGGTCGGGAATCGCAGCGAGGGTCATCCCGCCGAGCATGCGGATATAGTTCAGCTGCTTGATGGCGCGCACGGACCGGGAAAGGAGGCCGTTCGGGTCGGACGGTGCCGCGTAGGTGCCGCGCAGGCGGTCCCGCATGGCGCCGATGTCGCGCAGGTCTTCCTCCCGCCTCCGGGCCAGTTTCAGCCGTTCCCGGTCGGTCTTGGCGTTCGTCTGCTTACGGGCGTAGTCTTCTATGATCCGGTCAAGCTGATCGGTCATATCAGGCCGCCCGAACCGCTCCGCGAGCTCTACGTCGGGCGCGAGCGTGCGTGTGTAGAACCGGGCGATTAGCTCCACGTCGCTCTCCAGGAAGTCCTCTACCATCTCGTCAGGGATGGAGAAGGTGCGCTCCTTCAGGGACGGGGCGTTCTTGATCGGGATGGCCTCGTACCGTATTCGGCCGGCCGGCGTGGTCAGCAGCGTGTCTATGATCTGCTGCGCCACGTCCTCGAGCTCGACTGCCGAGAGGTCCGGGTGCTGGCGCTGCAGCCACTGCATCGTGATCCGCACCAGATCCGGACGGCGGGCGTTGATCTTGGTCGTGTTCCAGACGCGCGACAGGTAGGACGGTGCCGTCTCGACCTTCACATCCTCGGGCAGGAGTCCGTTTGCAATCGCCCGCTCCTTCAGCGGGTCGAATACACGCCTGCGATACGCCTTGGCTGCCTCCGCCACCTCCGGGATCTCGTGCGTGTCGTTCCGGCGCATGGCGCGGCCGACAGCCTCCCGGAACTCGTGGTAGGTCATCTTGCGCTCACGCCGGGCCGAGCCGAGAAGATCCGCCCCCTGAATCCGGGTGACGGCAGCCATGCCCGGTTCCGTGCGCCCCGTGCGGTACTTCACGAACAGCCGGTCCATCTCCGTGATGGCTTCGGCCAGGGGCGCGTTGTAGGCGCGGACGCGCGCTTCTACCGGGATAGGAGATGCCACGCCGAGCGCGTTTTCCTCGTAGGTGAACGGCGTCTCGACAAGCTCCTGCGCAACCCGGCGGGTCTCGACAGAAACCGATGTCGCAGTGCGCAGCATGGGTGACTGCCAGCGGGTCGCCCGCTCGACGCCAAGCGCCGACTTTAGCCGTGCCTCGGTTCGCGTGACCGCCGCAGCGCCCACCGAACCGCCTTCGCCGATCTGCTCCGGAAGATCGATCGGGACGTTCGGATCGTCCAACGTCTCATTGATCAGGTCCGCCGCGCTCTCCGCGGTATCGAGGCGCAAGTCCTCTTCCGTCAACTGCACGAACCCGGGGGAGTATGGATCATCGACCGGCCGAACAGGCACGGTCAGATCCGCCTCGACGCGCGAGGCCAAGGGACGCGCCAATGCTCCGGCGCCCGCCCCTAGGACGCCCGACAGGAATGTGGCCGCCGCAATGTTGGCCGCACTCTCTCCGAAGGTACGGACCTCCTGCGTGGTGTGGAGAAGGGTTTCCGCCGCGGTCGCGCCCAAGAGGCCGGCGCGGGCGGTGGCTAGGCCGCCGGCCAGCAGGTTGACGCCACGACTTGCCCCACGCGCCGCGACACCGCCCACGGGCAGGAGGATGATCGGGTCTATGGTCCCTGCCGCGATGCTCGCCGCGGTGCCCAGCCAGCCGGATTGCGCCAGCGTCTCGCGGTCCTTGATCTCTCGATCGATCTGGCGCTTGATCGCGTCTACCTGCTCCTGCGACGTCGCCCCCACGAAGGACCGCGCATAATCCTCGTATCCGTCGATATGGGCGAACGGGTCGTAGTCGCTGAGGAACGGCCCCTCGACACGCTCCTGAGCCAGCAGGGAGCCAACGGTGTTGTCCTGGCGGAACGCGGCCGGCACGGTCTCGCGGAAGAACCCCGGGGCGTCTTCCTGTTCCGGCCGGGCGAGAAGTCCGACCGGGCCTTGTGCCGTGGGTTCTGTGATCAGCATTATTCACCCGTGATGTCGCGGCGCATCTGCTCTAGCGCCTGCTGGTCGCGGCCGACCTGTTCAACCCGGCCACGGCGGGTCTCACGCTCTTGCCGCACGGACCGGTCCATGGCGCGGGCCCGATCGATCTCTTCCTCGCGCTCTTTGGCCGCTTCTGCGGCTGCCTCGCTCGAAGACCAGTCGGGGCGCCAGCGCACCGGGGCGCCGTCCTTCAGGAGCGGGACGAACGCGCCGAACTCGTTCCGGCGCATGATCGGGTAGGTGAGGTCACGCGCCGTGCGGCTGTCCGAGGCCAGGAGAATGGCGTCCTCTTCCAGCGTCGGGTCGATCGACTGTGCTTCCGCGACGAGTTGATTGCGCATCCACTCGGTGTCGTCCGAACCACCCAGCACGCCATAGACCGCTTCCGGCGCGTATTTCATCAGACGTCGGGAGCCGTCGACACCGGTCATTGCCCAGGTGCGCTTGAGCGCCTGAACGGCAATGCGGTTGGCTGCCTCCTCATCCCCGGTGTTGAGGAACGCCGCTTCGAACAGCCGGGAGAACTCCCCCGCCATGGCTTCTGGGATATCGGGCTGCCAGGAGAACACGCCCGGGTCGAACTCGTCGCCCAAGTCGCTGAGATAGTCCGCGGTCAGCTTGTCCGCCTGCAGCCGGGCGGCACGCATTTCCCGCTGCGGCTGGTCGGCCTCTAGAACGGCCTGTTCGGCCTGGCGCAGCGCCTCGGGCGGTTCCATGCCGGCGCGGACCAACTGACCGGTCGTGACGGCAAGCGCGATGTCCTGTTCCTCGAAATCCGTCAGCGCGGCGGGGTTGCTGGTGTTGATGCGGTCGATCAGGTCGGCCGCGGCGATCTTCTGTTCGGGAGAACCGGACCGGATCGCCCCGCGCAGGCGCCCGCGTAGAGACGGCGGCACGATGCCCACGGTGTCGATATACTCCGCCGTGCGCTGCGCGAACTCGTCAGGCGGCAGGTCGGCCCAGCGCTGCGACACCAGCGCGTAATGAGCATCCACAGCGTTTCGATCGTCGGAAGATGCAGGGTCAAGCACCGTCCGGCCAAGCAATGCCTCATCCACGCGGCCGAGCGCGGCGGCCTCCTCCTGCTGCTCCGCCAGGATGCCATCCGCCTTGAGCGTCAGGCGCGTGCGCTCGGCCGGCGACAACCAGCCGTTGCCGTCGTTGTATGCCTGCTCGATCTCCGCAAGCCCGGCCTCTCCGCGCGCAACGGCGATCTCCAGATCCGACAGCCGACCAGCGCGTTGGGCCACCGCTTCGGCCCGCGCCGCAGCCTCCTGCCGCTTGATCTCGGCATCGGCCGCGTTCAGAAGGACCGACTTATCCCGCGGGTCCAGGACGGCGTCGAAGTCGCCCGAGTTGAGCATCCCGAGCGCGGCGGACGGGTTGCGACGGATCACGCCCCGAATATGCGCGTCGGCCAGCTGCTGTTCAGCCCCACGGCGAAGCTCGGCCACCACCTGTTCGGGAAACGCGCCTTTCAGCGTGTCGAGGCCGGAAAGCAGGTCGCCCTTGACCGTCTCATATTGCGACGGGTCGGAGAGAAGCGCATTGGTCGCCAGCAACAGCGCGTTTTCGACTTCGGCCTTCCGGGCGTCGCCAAATGCCCGGGCCTCGAACGCCATGGCGTCCGCCTGAAGCGACGCACGATAGGACAGCGCCCGTTCCGTGAAGGCCGCCCGGGCCTCCATGGACGGCATCGCTTCCGCCGCCTTGGAAACGCGCTCGTCGTAGTCGCTGAGGAAGTTCTTGGTGAAGTCCGGCGCACCGATCGGAGCCGCGTTCTGCGCCTGCCGGAACCGCTCCGACTCTTCGGCCTGCCACGCCGCAACGCCCTGAATTACCGCCGTCCGGTCGCGGATCTCCTTCTGCCGGGCCAGGATGTCCAGACCCGCCCGCGTCGCCGTCTGTCCCGCGCCCTGCAACGCCTGCCCCAGAGGCGAGGCGCCCGACTGCATCGGCCGGTCGAGCCCGGTCGGCGCCTGCTCCGAGGATATGTACTGCGATATCCTCACGACCAATTCCTCGCGATCTGGTATGAGTTGCTGAGCAGGCTTGCCGACGATGACAGAAGACCGCCCGTGAAAGCGCCCCTGCCCTCTCGCCGGGACTGTGACGCCACGTTGCGGTAATAGGTCTCGCTCAGATCACCGCCCGCCTCGATCAATTGGGCGTCGAGGGCGATCTCGGATGCCGTATCCGCCATGATGTCGAGAGCCGAGCCGCCGGTCACGCCGGACGCCGCGAACTGCACCATCTGCTCGCCGCGGAGGCGCTGGCCTTCCTTGCGGAGGCGTTCCAGCCTGAGCCGCGTCCGCTCTCGCTCGCGCTCGGCAGCCTCCTCCGCCGCACGCGCGTTGGCGTTTCCCGCTCGCCGCTGCTCGTTCGCGGAGACCATGCCACCGACGAAATCCAGCGCCGCACCGCCGATACCAAGCCAGCCGCCAAGGCTATCGGTTATGCCTGAGAAGAACCCCATCCGATCACCCGTGCGTCTGAAGTTCCTGGACCACCGACAGGATCGTCATCGGTAGCGGTTGATCTTGCGCGATCAGCACCGTGGGCAGGACGCCATAGCCGCCCTGCATGCTGACTTCCTTGAAGCCGCTGAACAGGGCCGGCGGCTCTCCCAGGTGGTCCGATGCCTTGCGGAACGGCAGGCGATCGAGGCTTTCCGCGCTCTGCCCGTAAAGGCAGCCCAGCGTCTCGAAGAAGTTGATGTGTGAGGCGACAACCCGCTTCTGCCGACCCTGCGCCGTGCCTTGGGGCGACCCGGATTCCGCCGGGAGGGTTTCGATCACGGAGAGATACCCAAGCCCCGCATGGACCTTGGATGCCGGCTTGGTCAGCTTGATCTCGCCGCCTGTCACCTTGACCGGCGGGTGCACGGCGCCGTCCGCCAGCACCGACAGTTCTTCGCCTTCCAGATGTTCCAGCCCGCCGAAGGTGTCCTTGGACTCGCCGTCGTAGGACAGGCCGCAGTCCACGAAGTATGCGTCCCCCTGCTCCATGCTGGCCGTCGAGAAGGGCTGTGTCAGATACTCGATGTAGCGCTTGTTCGCGCCGTTGATCGTGCGCGCCACCACCATCCACAGCTCATTCGCCGTGCCGTCCGGTGTCGGGATCGACGCAAGAGACTCCACGACCGCGTTCGCGCCGTTCAGGTGGCCGCCCAGGATATGGCGATGCCACGCAATGACGTCGTTCTCCTTCTGGTAGGTCATGCCCACCAGTAGGCCGTCGCCGCGGGACAGCCACACCACCTGATCGGGCTCCTGGCAGAACGCCATGTCGAACACCTGCCCCCGGGTGATGTGCTCCGACAGGGCCGTGATGTCCGCCGCGACATAGCCGCCGACGTCGTAGTCGTAGACGAATTCGCGGATCTTCCGGCCGGCCCGCTGAGCAAAGAGCACCTGGTGCCCTACCCGGATGGCGCGGGTATACTCGAACGCGCCCCACGTGGTTTGCCGCCGCAGCCGTGGCGTGAGCGGGGAGAGCGGCGCCCCGATGCCTCCGCCGTCGAACACGTATTCCGCCGCGGCCGTGCCGATCGCGATACCATCGCCCGCGCTCATCCAACGGATGGCGTTCACCTGATCGTCTGCGATGGAATAGGTGATGGCGTTCGCAGCCGTCACCGTGCCATCCGTCTCTGTCGGGGAAAACACCTCCAGGTCCGAGACCTTGCTAGCCCAGAAGCGGGACGGCTCCGATTCCGTGTTGCCGAATACAAGGCGCTGGTCCGCCAGCGTCACCACCTCCGGCCACCCGGTCGTTTCGGACCAAGCCCCCAGTCGCCATTTCTTGGTGGCCGTGGTGGCTGCGAAGTCTTCCCGGACATTAACCGTCACCACAGTCGTGGACGTCACGTTTGTGATGACACCCCAGCCCCATTTGTTGCCGGACGCGGGGTTGTTGATGCGGATGATCCGACCGTTATCCGTGGACTGGAACCCGGCGCCGTCATTGATCCCGTCCGTTGAGGATGCCGTGACCGTAACGGAGCCGCCCGAGGTGGCCGAAGGCGTCAGGGTCGTGTCGGTCTTGTTCTCGTCCAGGTAGGGCCCGTCCTCGAAGTCGAGGATCTCCAGATCCCAATCGGTCGCGCCATTCCGCACCAGCCGGCGCGGCGCCCACGCGGGATGCGACAGGTAGAGCACGTCCGACGACTGTGTGAACTTCAGGAGGTCTAGATCAGCCTCCGTGTACGGGCTCGCGATCTCGTAAGGCGCCCCGTCGCTCATCACCGTTCCATGGTTGGCGTGGAAGCGGATGTACTGGTCACCGAACTCCAGAACGTAGGCTTCCAAGGTGGAGTATTCGAACGGGATCAGCCGGACGAACTTCGCACTGTCCTTCACCTCATTGACGAAGTAGGTGCCGGGCCGCCGGGTCGCGCCGCCATGAGGCAGAACGGCCATGTTCTCCATGCGCTTGACGCCCTTGTAATAGGCCTCAAGGTCCGTGCGGCCAAGCAGGCGCGGCGACAGCTCGCCCGTCGTGAAGCTGGCCTGAAGGTTGCGACCGTAAGCCATCAGTAGTCGATGTCCAGGCCGTAGGGATTGGTCGGGCCGATGGCACGGTCGATCAGCCACTCATCGGCAATCAGGACGTCCGCGGAGCCCTCCTGAGCGTCAGCGGAACGAGCCTCGCGGGCCCTCTGCTCGAAGAGCTGTTCCATCTCCTGCCGCTTCGACTCGCTCTTGGCGAGGCGCGGCGCGATGTCATGAGCGAGGCGGATGGCGATCAGATCTGCCAGCAGCGGCGGGAGAAGCGACGGATCTTCCATCCGGCGGATGTAGAGGATCTTTGCCGTGTTCTCGTTGGTCAGCAGGCGGTTGCCCTCGACCTTGAAACGGGTCCGGTAGTCCTGCATCCGCAGAACCCGGAGGCAGTCGGCCGGCAGCTGATAGGCGAACTCGAAGCCCCAGGCCGGCGCGTCCGTCAGCCGCGCGAGCGTCGCTCGCACCGAAGCGCAGTTCCACGGGTGCGATTGCAGCACCGCATCCCGGACGCCCTCATAGAACGTGTTGCACAGCCGCGCCTCCTCGCTGTCGTCGGTCAGAGCGCGGATGCGGCTCGACCCCAGCAAGGTCAGCGCCTTGTTGCAGATGGAGACGACGGAGGCCATGGCATGCCCTCAAAGAGAAAGAGCGGCCCGAAGGCCGCCCCTCCATCCCGCCTAGACCGGCGGAAACGGATTCTGTTGCAGGTAATCCTTGAACTTGGTCAGGGCTAGGATGACCTGCTCCTTGCTCGTGACCGTGGCGAGATTCACCGTCAATTCGATGTCGTTGGCCACTGTGGCCGCACCGACCGCTTCATCGACCGCGCGGAAGCTCTCGCCTGGCGAAATGCCGTAGCGACGGGTTGCCATTGGCTATCTCCCGGAAAGACGGGCGGGGCCGAAACCCCGCCCCTTGGTTCACGCGTTCGCGAAGAACAGCGTAACGACGAGACGCCCCGAGGCCGGAAGCGCCGCCGTGCCGACCGTGATGATCACCTCCTCATCACGCTCCAGCGGCACGGCCGCCGCAGCGTTGAGGCCGAAGATCGCCGGGGCGTTGGTCTCGGTGTGAGCGGCTGCGACCTTGTACTTGGCCGGAGTGCCCGCTACGCCGATCGCCAGCGTCGCCGTGTCGGTCGAGGTGTCGGTGTTCAGCACGCCGTAAAGGAACGCGCTGGACGCCGGGACCCGGGCGATGACGATCGTGTCACCGCTCGCCTGACCCGCCAGCGTCACGACGCTGGTGTAGGCCCGGACGCGACCGGCCGCGAGGGCCCCGTTGGGGAAGCCCGGAGGAAGCTCCCCGTAGGGCGCCATGGTGTCGGAATAGTGCTGTGCCATGGTTCAGCCCTCCTTACGGCTCGACGCACGCGATCGCGACCACCTTGCCCTCCTGGGTGCGGGTCGCGCCGAACACGCCTTCGGTGTAGATCTGCGTCGCGTACCGCTTGTCAGGCCGCGGCTCGATCTTGGTGCTGATGTCCCGCCACGTGCCGAAATGCACGCCCGACTTCACCCACAGCGGGCACAGCCGGTTGCCCTCGCTGTCCAGCGTCCAGGTGTCGCCGTCGTCGAGGCCGGAGAGCTCGATGGGGATGAAGTTCACGCCCATGAAGGACGTGATGTTGCCGTCCACCAGGACGGGGCGGGTGTTGTAGTCGAGCGAGACGGTCTGGGCGTCGGCCATCAGGTTGTCCCACTGCTCGGCCGTGATCGCGCAGAACATCTGCTCGTTGATGTCCACCTGGTTCTTCAGGAGGATCTTCTTCGCCGCGCGGAGCTTGGCGACGTTCATGCCCGATCCCGCGCCGCCGACATCCTTGTCGACGATATTGGTGGACGGGAAGGCCACCGCAGTGCCGGCGTTCTTGCCCGTGCGCGCCACGTCGAACATGCCGCGGACGATCTCGTTGTCGATCTGCCGGCCCATCTCGAAGGCCGCCGCCTCCGCATAGGGGCCGGTCGGATCGATCAGCATGAACAGGCGATCCTTGCTGTCGATCAGCGTCGCCCAGTCGAAGGTGTTCGGGTAGATCCAGCGATTGGTGGCCGGCACGTCCATGATCGGGGTGTCGGACAGGCGCGCCATGTTCTTGGCGGCCCGATCGACCTTGCCGACCTGCTCGATGTACCGCGCACCCTCGCCGCTGTAGCCGCCCTGAGCCACAGCACCACGGAGCTTGCTGCCCTTCTGCTGCAGCAAGTGTTCCACCATGGTGGTGAAAGTCGGAGCGTAATGCTCCGGGATACCATAAGTCATGGGAGTGTCCCTCCACTCGGGGTTGAGTCCGGCGAAGGGGCTTGTCCGCGGAATCGCGGGGCCTGCTTCTCACGCTCTGACGCGAGCGTGCAGCGGCTGTCTTTCCAGGCTGTCGGCGGGGGCGATTAAGCCTTGTCCGCTGGTTTCCTGCCGCCTCTGCGGCTGGACTGTGGAGACGGCACAGGGCCGCCAATGGCGAACGCCTCATACTCCTTGGCACGGTCGATCACCGTTGCCGGCGCATGGTCATGCCGATGCGCCAGCTTCAGGCATTCGAGGCGGATTTCTTCGGGGCTCATACCAGCGCCTTATGGAGGTCTTCCATACGCTGCACGGCCTCCTTGTGGCCGGGGCGCCCGGAGTCGAGCCAGTCCTTCATGAACTCCGGGTCACGCCGCAGATCAGCGATCTTCTGCTTGGCTTCGGCCGGCGTCAGGCCCGATCCGTCGCCCCTGCCGATCAGGCGTCCATTGCCGTCCTCGGAGAGAGCTTCGCCCAGTCGCACGAGGCCGCGCACCATGTTGGCGTCCATCAGGCCTGCGCGAACCAGCTTGGCCTTCAGTTCGTCCGCCGCTTCCTCGCTGCCGGCGAAATAGTCGAGTGCGCTCTGAGCAAGGGCTTCCTTCTCATCGAAAGCGTTGCCCCACTCCCTGCGGAGTTCCGCCGTAGTCTGCTCCAGCGCCTGCGTGGCAGCGGCTCGGGCTTCCTCCATGCGCTGAGCTGACAGGCCGTACACCTCGGCGCGGAGTTTCGCGGCCTGCTGCTGGGTCAGTCCGAGGGAATGTGCCTTCTCACGCAGCCAGTTGTCCGTCGCCTCGTCCGCGTTGTCGCCGCCGAAGTCGTAGCCGTCCGGACCGTTCGGTCGGCCCAGTCGGCCGTAGAAGGCATCCCAGTCGGCATCCGTGGCGTTCGAGCCCGGAATCCTGACGACGGAGTTCGGGTCCCCCGTCATGCGCTCCAGGTTGCGGTAGCTCTCGATGATGTTGGCGGGGGCCTTCCAGCCCTTCGTCTGCACGAAGCCGCGCGTGGCCTCGTCAAGCTCCGCCGTCCAGTCAGCACCGGACGCGGGCGCTCCGCCGTTGTCCGGGTTGCCCGCCGCAGCGGACCCGTTCAGATCACTCATCCTGTGCTCGCTCCTTGGTCAGTTGTTCAATCTGCTCACCGGTCATCCGCAACTCTTGCAGGATGTCCAGAACCGCCGCCCGACGACCCTCGTTGAAGGCCGTCATCTGCGGCTCGCCCACCACGATCGTCGTGGACAAGACGAAGTTGCGGCGCATGAGGTCGTGCAGGACTGCGCGCCCCGCTTCGCCCTCGAAGACCGCGCGGTAATCCGACCGCCTGCGCTGTATGCGCAGCCGTTGCTTCCATTCATCGGACAGCATTCGAAGCCTTCTCAGCCGTTGCCAGATCCTTGACGACGGCTGCCCCGACCATCGCCTGCTCCTGCTGCATCATCGCGGCGTTGGCCTCTGCCTGCTGTTGGCGCAGCGCCGCCATGTCGTCGGGGCTGCGCAGCATGTCGAGCGGGGCGTTGTAGACGTCCGCCACCTCGCGCACCGCGGCATCTCCGTCGATGATGGACGCAAGGACCGGATCGGTCTCGGCCAGGACGCGGGTCATCTCGATCACCCGTGCCATGCTCTCGACCTTCGTCGCCCGCTGCGCCTGAGCGATCGGGGAGACGTAATCCACATCCAGCTCCGCGTCGAAGATCTCCGGGGGCGGGGGCGGGAGCATCCGGTTGCGCAGCATGATTCCGAACGTCCGGCTGATCAGCGGCCCCAGGAACTCCGCCTGAAGCCTCGCCAGCGCAGGGCCCATGATCTGGAAGAACTGGTCGCGCAGCTGCAGCACCTGCGTGGCGGTCATCCTCGACGCGTTCGGGTCTTGCAGGATGCGCAGCCACTGGACGAAGAACGCGCGCTCGATGTCGCTCCGCACCATGCCCAGCATGTCGACGCCGATGTCGGGGCGAACGCCCGTGAGGATCGGGGAGATGCGGTCATACTGCGGGCTACCGGCGCGGTAGAAGTTGACGCTGTTGGGGGCGGTCCTGATCGGCAGCATGAAGCCGTCGTCCGGCGCCTGAAGCGGCGGCGCGACCGCCAGCTGCGCTCCCACCAGAACCGTCTTCGCCATGCCGTTCGCCTGCAGGATCGACGGAAGCGCCGTCATCCCTGGGGACCGGCCGTAGGTCTCCCCCGTCAGCTTCGACCAGCGGGGAACGAGATAGGGGAACTCGTGAAAGCCGCCTTCGGAAATCTTCTGGTTGTAGTCGCGGCTGACATAGCAGCTCACCCATGGCGCATTCCTCGATAGCCGGCGATCACCGCCCTTGTAGTCCTCACGGGGATAGACCGCATGGATGAAACAGCTTTCCTCCAGCGGCGACTGCTCGACCTTGGCGCGGATCTGCTCCGGCGTGTTCATGCCCCATCGCTGCACGGCCTGGCGATGCGTCAGGCGGAACTCTCGATAGAGCGTGTCCACCACGCCTATGTCGTTCTCTGCGATGTGGCATTCACCGAGGTGCCGGGCCTGGAAGGTGATCCCTCTGCCCGACCGCTCCCCGACGAACATGATGCCCGTACCAAACGCGCCCAGGTCTAGGTAAAGCTCGTGCGCCGCGGGGTTGAAGCCCGCGTCCGCGCCGCTGAAAATCGTGTACAGACGGTCTGTCGCATCTTCGAGCCAGCGCTTCACGTCGTCGCGCTCGTTCAGGCTCTCGTCCTTCGCCCGAAGCGAGAACCACCGCATGGCCGGGCTCGTCAGCATCGTGTGCAGGCCGGCAGCGAGCTCCGCATTGGCAAGGCGCGCGGTGCTGTCGAATGCCTTTTCACCGCGCCGCTCGCCGCGCGTCAGCGTGCGCCGGTTGAAGTCACCCCGCGTTGGCAGGACAAACTCCGCCAGCAGCTGCCACTCGGCCTCCCAGGTGCCGCGACGGCCCCTGAGCTGTTCGAAGCGCTGGATGATGTCTTTGGCTTCGGCCAAGGTCTTTATCCCAGCGACAGGAGGCGGCGCTGCGAAGCACCGCTGTCCGTGAAGTCGGTCAGCCTGCGCCGACGGCCACGCGCGCCCAGGTTGCTCGGGTCGCCCGGCGTGGAAGGCTCGGGCGTCGAAGGAGATGGCGCGTCGTCATCGGGCGAGCCGCCGGACGTCAGAAGACCGCGCCGGTTCTCACCGCGCTGCGTGTCTCCCGGGCCCGGGAAAGGCCGATTGCGTACGTCGAAACCTGCGCGGCGCATTTCATCGGCCACGAGGCTTCCAAGACCGAGGGCTAGGCCGATGGGGCCCGGCATCACGCCAACCATGGTGCCGATGATGCCAGGGTCCGTCTTGGTGGGGGCGCGGAGCGGATCGCGCGTCAACGCATCAACGGCACGACCAACGACACCGCCACCCCCGTCGCGGTTATCGTCCACCTGCGGCCGGTCCTGGAAGTCGCGGGTGTTGATGCCGCCGCCGTGGAAGCCGCGCGTCTCCCGGCCGGAGAACTTGCTGCCGTCCCGGCCACTGTCCCGGTTGCTGTTGCCCCGGCCGCCCAGGCCGCCGCCCCGGCTGCCGCCGTAACGCCCGCTGTTGTCGCGGTTCTGGCTGGGACTTCCACCCTTCGGCATGACAAACCTCCACGGTTGACGCGGTGGCTCTGCACCGCAATCGTTACGATCATCGAACGACCAGGAGCCGCCCGATGCGCTATCTCTCGATGTTCCTCGCTGTCCTGCTCGCCGGCTGCGTGACGGCCCCCGAGCGGCTATCGCCCGAAGAAGTCGCAAGCCTGACCCTTGCCGACCGGTTCGAGCGTCATGCGTTCTTCCACGACACCCAGACCGGAGGAGAGGAACACACCCTCTGGCGCTGGAAATCTGACCCTGTCCTCGGCTCCGTATCCGTCGAGATGATCGAGCCGCTATTGCCCTACGAACCCACGCTTGAGGCCGTGATCGCGGACATCAACGCGGCCACGGGGCTCCACATCGACGCCGGAGCGAGCCCCAACCTCTTGCTGCTCACCGGCCACCAGAGCGATCTCAGAGCCACCGCCCGGCGACTCGGCAACCCCTCACCGCCCAGCTACCTCGATTGCAGCGTCAGCGTGTACGGCTCCCTGCCCGTGCTGACCGGCGCCGTCATCTACATTCGCGACGACATCGACCCCGTTACCGTCCGCAACTGCTTCGCCCAGGAGATCACCCAGGCAATGGGGCTGACGGCCGACCTCGACGGCGCAGGCGATACCGTGATGGACAGCTACTCCACGCTTGACCGTCTGACCGAGACGGATAAGCGCCTGCTCTCGATCCTCTACGACCCCCGCCTGCGCCCCGGGATGACCCGGCAGGAGGCAATGCCCATCGTCCGGCAGATCATCGCCGCGCGTGGCTGGTGATCACCACCCGTGCGGGTCATATCCTTCCGCCATCGTTTGCCGGCCGACCACGCTGTCGAACGGGTTGTGGTCGGCCGCTCGATTCTGGCGGGGCTGGCTCTCGATCCTGAGCTTGATCAGGCTGCGCCCCTCGCCCGCGCCCAGCATCAGGTACTGCGCCGCATCCGCCACGTGGCTGAACCTGTTCTTCTCAGGCACGTCGTGGAAACGTTCTTGCCCCGCGACCTGCAACCGGCGATAGCGATACGCGCCCGCCATGGCCTTACGGAGCACCCGGCACTCGGGCGAGATGATCAGCCCTGGCTCGCCATCGATCAGCCGCCCCAGTGGCGCCCTGATGGCCTCCTGGCGCATAACCGGATCGTTGCTCGGCGCCGGTCGCGCGGTAATGCCCTCGGCTCTTAGTATGTCGAACGGTGTCCGCTCGTCCGTCTGCGCCCGTCCGTCGCCCGCCGGGTCGCCGTAAATCTCGAACTGGCAACCGGCGTAGCGTGAGCGCATTTCCGCGGCGAGAAGCTGACCGAACCGCTTTGCGCCCATGTCCTCTGCCACGAGCTCCGACAGCCACCGCCATTGCCCCGTGACGCTGCGCTGCCCGAACACGGCCGCGGGCGTCAGACCGAAGTCGATGCCGACGAACACGGTCAGCCGCGGGTCAAGCGCCACCTCCTTGCAATGCAGGCCGTCCTTGTACTCAGGAAACACCGGCTTGCCGTCTTGGACGAAGCCGTAATCACCATCGACATAGACCCGGATCCAGGCCGGATCCTTGCCCGGCAACTGGCGATCGTAGTAGTCGGCCGGCAGGTGCTGCCTGTTCTCGGCACCCGGGCTGCGACCGCCTGGTTGCGAGTAGAACGCCCAGCCCTCCGGCGTGTCCTCTTCCGCCAGCCGATACCACCAGTGATCCGTATCCGGCGGATTGGTGTCCATGAACACGCCCGACCACGAACACCCGCCGTCCTTGGCCGCCGGGTAGCGGCCCACGCGCCCTGTCAGGCCGTCCAGGATCGCCTTCGGCACATCACGCGCCTCGTTGATCCAAGCGCCGGTCAACTCCAACGACAGGAGCTTGCGCACGTCCTCCGGGCGATCCAGCGCGAGGAACATCACCTCGATATCAAGATCAGTCGTCTTGATGAAGTGCGTCGGCGGACCTTCGCTCTGCCATCGCCCCAGGCTCTGAGGGAACCAGTCGTGCCAGGTCTTGATCGTCGTTGTCTTGAGCTCGGGATAGGTGTTGCGGATCACCGCCCAGCGGGACCGCCGTATGCCGTCCGCCGATGGCTTCTGCTCCACCGACTTCTTCAGGATCTTGAAGCAGCACGCGACCGACTTCCCGGACCCGATCGGGCCGCGGATGCCGGTCACGAAGCTGTCGTCCAACAGGAACGACCGCGCGACCGGACCGGGTGGCGTGTATTCGAGGTCGATAGCCGTCACAGGTTGATCTTCACGGTCAGAGCCACGCCGCCGCTGATCTGATGCGCCTGCGGCTGCTTCTGGTGGACGTAGGGCGCGGCCTTGCTCGCAGCATCGATCCGTTGCGCCAGGTCGGGTATCACGTCACCGATCGCCTCGCCGCGGTACACCTTCGTCAGGAAGTCGAGAGGCGTCAGGCCCGATTCCTCGATCGCCTTCGCCTGCTCTTCCGTGCGCTTGTTCCGCGAGCCTTTCGGGCGGCCGGCACCGGGCCGCTTGCCGCCTTTAATTGCCATTGATTTCCCGTTGATTGTTTTTCAGAGCGTCAGGCTGCGGACGGTTCGGTCACCGTCTCAGTGCCGTCCTCATGCAGTGTGATACGCCGGCACCAGACGCAGCCGGCCTCCTGGGCCGCGACGGCCTCGTCGCCCTCCAGAGAGCACCGCGGCGGTCCCTGACAGATGATGACTTGCGGTTCCTCCGTCATGGCTCTCTCCTAGGCGTCAGCTCGCGCGCATCATGTGCGGGCACGCCGCGTTTCCGCAGGACGCGCCCGGCTCACAGCCGCAGACGGGCAGCGGATCAGTCGGCCACGTCACAAGCCCGAGCTTGTCTGGAGCTATGCCAAGGCGGCGCTCGATCTCGTCCAACCGCTGCTCGATCCGGTCCAGCCTGTCCATGGCTCTCTCCGTGTAGCTCTCGCCAAAAAAAACGCACGGGGTGCGCTTTTATGCCGCTTGATATTGTGCACTGAGTACGCTATATTCAGATCGTCAACAGGGAGGATCTCGCCATGACCCGCAATCTCGACGATCTCCGCTATACCAACCTCGACGGTCAGCCGGTGGTCGCTGTCGCGATCGACGGATCTGAGGATGTCATTTTCATCATCGAGGAGCGCGACAGGATCATCGGCCGCGCCAAGGTTGGCGAGCCTCTGCCCCGTCGCCGCATCTACCGCCCCATCGCTTACGCCAGCAATCCTCGGCTGGACGCCTTCTGCGGCTCGGCCGGCTTCGAAGAGTACGCCTCTGGCGACGAGACGGAGAGCCGCGAGCAGGCCCTGCAGTGGATCCGGGACTTCATCGCGGCCGAGACCGATCAGGGCGAAATACGCGACTGAGAGCGACCCGCGCGAAATAAGGTCCGGATAGTCCTATAGTGCAATCGTCAGCAAGGGAGAGCCCCATGCCCATGATACCGATCGATGAATTCGACCCCCGGATCTACGAGCCCTTTGCCACTCATGGCCGGGAGACGGACGGGAAGTACGAATTCATCTGGACCGAGAAGTGGGACTTAGTCCACCTCATCGGCTCCTGGAAGGATTGGGGTGTCACTCATATCGACGTGCGCGATGCCGCCCCGCTGAACACCCCGGAAGAGGCTTGGCGGTTCTGCCACGCCATCCATGCGGTCGGCGGCTCGATACCACACGATCGCGACCTTCATAGGGTCTACCTCCTGGCGCCGGAAAAGGTCCACGTCCTGCCGGACCTGCCACCTCTATGACCCCACAGTCTTTCCGAGCTTGGCGCAAGGGCCTCGGCATGTCTCAGCGTGAGGCAGCCGAGGCCCTCGGCATCTCCATGTCCTCCGTGCAGCTGTACGAGCGGGGCTCGCGGCGCGAGGACGGTCGGCCGGTCGAGATCCCAAAGACCGTCGCGCTTGCATGCTCCGCCGTGTCTCATCGACTCCCGCCGATGGAATAGCTCTCGCCCCACGCGCTGGCCCGGCCGGGAGGCTAGGGCTTCGGGGTGAGCGCGCCGGGAGCGGTGGGGCGAAATGCGAAGGCCCCGGCTATGAGACCGGGGCCTGTGTGTTCGCGGGCCGGATTCCGACGTTGCCCGCTTTAGCACGCGTTGCGGGATCGTACCGGCCGCCGCTGCCTTCGGCTCATTGACGCTGTGCCTGCGCCGCCGCGAACTCTGTTGCCCTGCTTGCTTGCCATACCGCTCGGGCACTGCGGTAGTCGCATGTGGTGTTCGCGGGCCGGGACGATGTCCATCCGGGATTACGGCCGACTCCCGGAGAAGCCGCATAGGCAGATGCTGCGCGATCTCTCCCCGGCTGGCGTTTGCGCAGCACGCCGCGAATCAAATCGCCCGCTCGGCTTGTGACCGGCGGGCGGCTGTATCGTCTCAGGCCCAATTCTCCAGCCTGAATTAATGCAGTTCTAACCCATCATGCGGCGCACTGCAAGCACAAATTGCACCGCATGTTGTGTCAGGCCGCCTGCCGGCGCCGGGTGATGCCGAAGACGATGGCGGCCGCATCGAGCGCCCCACGCAGCGCCGCCCAGCCGGTCGTCCATTCGCCCGCCACCAGTCGCGACGGGATCATGTCATCGGCGCAGACGGTCTCCAGCAGGCTCCACGCGAGCGCGTGCGCGGGCGCGTCACGCACAGCAGCGCGAAGCCGTTCCATCGTCTTAGTGAGCCGGTCCCAGCGCTCATCCGGCGTCTCCATACCGGCCTCGTAGAGCGCAGCCAGCTCGTCCTTGCTGAGCGGCAGCGCATCGGCATCCGGCGATGTGGCGACCGGCAGCCCGATTGCCTGCGGGTGACGCGACGGGCAGTCGGCCAGCCGGGCCCATGCCGTCCACACACGCGCGACCGCTAAGCCCGCCTCGTGCTGCTCGTCGGTGATCAGTCCGGCCACGTGCAACTGCCCGAGAGCTGATCCGAGCCGGGAATCCCGCATCCACCGTGTCGAATGCCTGTCCATGTCCTTCAGCGCCCCTCTGCGCCGCTGCTCGATCTCCACCGGCACCAGCTGCTCACGGGCGACCACCCGCCCGGATGGGTGCCGCGGTACCTGATGCCGCTTCCTGCCTCGACGTGCCATGGTCAATGCCTCCGCCATGAACCGACCACCTCGCGCGCCAGCGCCGCTTGCGCTTCGTCCTTCTCGCGCCGGCCTCTGTCGACTGCGCCGTTGTTCCAGCCGTGCCAGTAGGACCGGCTGCGATTGTTGCCGGGCTCCGGTTCACCCCTGAGGCCATCGAGATAGCCTTCCAGAACCTCGATGCCGTCCAGGCTATGCAGGTCGTCCAGCGTCGTGACGGGCTTGAACTCGCTCATGCTCACCCCCTATCGTCCTCATGCACCACGAGCGTGCCCCTCTCCTGCCAAGCGCGACGGGCCATGGCGGCCAGGTCTGCCGGCTCTCGCTCGCTGATGGCGTGGCGGCCTAGGTAGGAGCGGGTCATGCCATCCCCCTCGCCGCCTTCGCCCGCCCACACTCCGCACAGTCAGGATGCAGCCTGAGCAGATAGGCGTAGTCCTCTGGATCGACCGCGTTCATGCAGACGGCGCCGTTGTGCAGCCAGGACGTGCCGGGCTGGCCGGGGATGCTCGGCAAGGGCTTCGCGGTGTCGGTGAAGCAGGCGGGGCGCGTCATGCTGCCTCCTGAGGACGCTGGTTCATCGCCTCTTCCGCTTCGAGGATGACCCGGCCGATGAGTTCCGGGATGATCGGGATGATCGTGTTCCCTAGGGCGCGAGTTCGGTCCACCCGATCGGGTACATCATCATCCACTCCAAGAAGCGCGGGTTCGTCTGGCCAGATCGATTGTCCGCCATCTTCGCCAGCGTCTCGTTTAGCGGCCGAGCGTTCTTCCCATGCGTCTCGTCCGAGGCCTTCCCGGAACGCCAGTCGCGCGCCGTAGGGGTCGGCAGCGTTCCGTCGTGCCTCGTCTCGTATCCGCGCAAAACTGTCAGGCGGTCGCCACGTCCTCCCCTGTCCGCATCCGAGGCGCGGGGCGTCGGGAGCCGGGCAAGCGCCGCCGGCAGCCCAAGATTGGACGACTTCCCGTCCGGGCGCGCCACCCGCACCGATCCGCTCTTGGTCACATACTGCGCTTCCGTGTTGCAGCGCGCCCGCCTGGACAGATTCTCGTCCGAGGCAGTCGGCGTCGGCAGCATGGGCAACGATGTAGACCCGGTCCCGCTCGTGAGGGGCGCCGAAGGCTTTCGCCGGTACGCAATCCCATTCCGCGTCAAACCCGCTCTCGGCCAGGTCCCCGAGAACGGTGCCCAGCCCGTCACCAAGCAGCGCTGCCACGTTCTCCACGATCGCGTGCCGGGGTCGTACCACGCGAAGGGCTCGCACCAGTTCCCGGTACAGTCCTGAACGGGCGCCGGACAGGCCGGCGCGCTTGCCGGCAAGAGACACGTCCTGACAGGGGAAGCCTCCGACGATGACGTCTGCGCTTCCGGGCTGGAACTCCACTCGCTCAACGTCTCCAAGGTTCGGCACCTCCGGCCAATGCTTCGCCAGCACCCGCTGGCAGAAGGGTTCGATCTCGCAGAATGCGACGGTCTGGAACCCGCCCGCGCGCTCCAAGCCCAGGCTGAAGCCGCCGATCCCGCTGAACAGGTCGAGTACGCGCAGCTTGCTCATGCCGCCTCCGCTGGCTTGTATCCCTGCATCTGGCAGTATGAGAGCGCCCGGCCCATCGTGGCGAACCCGGCGAGATAGACGCCGTCCAGGCTCTGCACCTGCACCGTGATAGGAGAGCCGGAAAGGCGCTCGCGGATGAGGCGGACGATGGTCATGCGGCCCTCCCGCGCAGATGCACCCCGCGCTCCAGGCCTTCGCCCATTTCCAGCAGCCCACGCCAGAAGGATCGCCAGCCCGGATCGGCATCGGTGGCGGCCTTAGTCCGGCACAGCTCCAGCGCCTCCCGGAAGGCGACGGGATCGTAATCGTCGTCCCGGTCCTCCTTCGGCCTCGGCAGCGCGGCCACATGCTCGCTCTGGCGCTTCACCTCGGCGACGCGGCGCCGGTACTCGGTGAGGCCCGAACAGATGACGGCCGGCGTGGGCCAGACGGCCGTCTTGTGCTCGCGGACGATGCGGTTCCAGACCTCCTCGAGCTCGAATGCGGTCGGGCGCATGGAGGCCACGGCATTGACGAGCTGGTCGAGATACAGACGCCCCTGCTCCTTGGTCTCCAGGTGGCTAGGCGCCCGGTAGAGCGTAGTAAGGGGCAGTAAGATCAGCTTCCGCACGAGCCCGGCGTGATCGATCGTCATCAGCCATGTCTCCAAGCATTTCGACGGTTGAGAAGGGCTGTCCAAAGCGCTTGCCAGCAGTGCCGCGCAGGACGCCGGTAATCCAACTGATGGGTTCCTCGGGGCTTGCCCTGGCTGCGTTCTGGAGGGCTTGCAGCGTGGCGCCGTCCCCGTAGTCGCGGCACCACTGGCCAAGCAGCTTGCGGGCCTTCTGGTCGGTGACCCCTGCTCGCGCTACCAGCCATTCACGGGCTGGTCCGAAGATCCGGGCCTTCAGGTCGATGACCTTCTCCCCGCCCTCCGGCTGCGCGGCGCCGGCCGCGTCAGATGCGTGAGCATCTGAACTGTTTGTTTCTTCATTACCTTCATTCTTTAGTGTCCCGTTCTTGTCCCGTTCTTGTCCCGCTTCTGTCCCGCCAAGCGGTTCGTCGCTGTCCCGCAGCGCCTGATATTTCTCGTAATTGCAAAGGGTTATGATGAGTTTTGATCGCGCCGCTTCTGTCCCGCTTTCGGCGCGGATCATGCCCGCATCGCGCAACAGCTTGAGGAAGCGATCCACCCGGCTCTTGGACCACCGCCACCGCTCGGCCAGTTCACGTACCGTGATGGCGATCTGCCCGCGCCGGACCGGCACCAGCTTTCCGCCGATGCGGTGCTGGGTGTCCTTCCAGGCGACGTTCTCGATGAGCCAGACCCACGCAGTGCGCTGCGTGAACTCCTCCCGCCCGAAAACGGGATGGTCCATCCAGCCGCGGTGCAGGAGGTAGAAGCCGCTCATGCCGCGGCCCTCGCTTCAGTCTGCTGTCCGTAGAGGGCGATCAGGGCAGCCTCTGCCCGGCCGTCGTCCTTCACTCGGCGCCAGTGGCCGGCATAGGCAGGCAGGAGCGCGGAGGCGCGGGCCCGGGAGGCGTCCTTGCCGCCCTTCACCCCCATGGCCTTCTTCCAGGCGGCCGGTGCGACCAGCGTGTGCGGCAGCTGGAGCGTAGCGACCACACCGAGGATGCCGCCGTAGGTCTTGCCGAAGCTGAACATGCTCGAGACGCCCTGCCCCGGCATCGCGCCGACCTGCTCGATGTAGACGTGACAAGTCCGGCCGGCGGTCATCTCGCCCATCAGGTGGGCCAAACCCGCAAGGTCCAGTTCGCGCTTGCTCTTGCCGTTGCGTCGGAGCGATAGGGTGGGGATGTCGTAGAGTTCGAGGTGGGTCCCGTGCAGGTAGGCGAGAGCGCCGTCAAGCCCGGGGTCGATGCCGACGAATGCGGTCATGGCTACACCCCCACGCTTGCGCCAAGCTGCGAGTGCCAGCGAAGAGCACCGTCGGCGTGCATGGTCTTGTAGACCTTGACCGGGACGGGGCAGCCGGGCCGGTGCTCCAGGGTGTATGGAAGCTCCACAGCCTTGCGGGTGGCGTTCTCCCTGTTGCGCTGGCGGATCTCGACGCCGGCCGAGACGAGGACGCGCCGGATGGTCTTCGGCCCGCAGTTGAGGGCTCCCGCGATGCTCCTGATAGACTTGCCAGCCCGGTACATGGAGACCGCGGCATCGGTGATGTCGCGCATCAGGCGGCCTCCTTCGAACCGGACACTTCTGTCCGCTTTGGCATCGCCACCCGGAGCCCACAGGCATCCGCCCAGGCGAACAGGTAACGGGTCTTGATCTCGGTCTCGCTGCTCTCCATCCGGCGGATGGTGCGGGCGTCCACGCCGAGCTTCGCGGCCATCTGGTCCTGGGTGAGACCGGCGGCCTTGCGGGCAGCGGCGAGCTTGAGCGGGAGCGCGATGTAGTCAGACATCCAAGCCATCAGGCAGCCCCCTTCCGGATCGACGCGATGTTGTCGCCCGCTTCATGCGGAGGCTCGCAGGCGTCCCGGATCATCACGCCTACGTCGATCACGTCTTGGGCCTCTCGGGCGATTTTGCGGCGCCCGGGGATGGTCAAAGCGCCCTCTATCATCGCCTCATCCAAGGCTTTGCAGAGTTCGCCAGCCTCGATCGTCAGGCGGCGCATCTTGCGATCCAGATCGATTTCGCGCGGCGTTCCCGATGCGGTTCGGGCGGCTACCATTTCCGCGAACAACTGCGTGAACCGGGCCGGCATCCCCTTGGCGAGCAACGCCGCGTCCAGGCCGGCGGCATCGTCCATATGCAGCCCCATGGAGTTCAGAGGGTTGGCGACCTTGTAGAAGTGACCTCTCTTCTTGCCCGTGGCCTGGAAGATCTCGGCGTCGGTCAGGTTGTTGATCACGTCCATAAGGACGGCCTCAACCGACCCAGCCATTCGCATATGCGTCATGGCGAAACTCCCTCATGAGGATTGGAAATGATTTCGTGCGCCGGCTCATAGATCCTGTCGGCATGGACGGACTGAGACCGATTGGAGAGGTGATTGCTGATTGGCTTGACCAGCGCCTGTGCGGCATGGAGCCAGAGGGGCCATGCGGCCGCGGCGAGGATGAGCGCAATCAGGAGAGCGACGCGCATCCCTCAGCCCCCCTCGCGCACGTGCGCGTCAGCGTCAGCGGCCGCCAGGCACAGGCAGTAGCCGTAGAGGTAGGCCAGACCGATACCGGTCAGCGTCAGGCCCCAAGGCGTCAGCAGCGCGGACCACGGCAGGTCCAGCGCAAGCAGCGTGTAGTCGAGGGTGCGCATCATGCGGCTTCTCCTGTCTTCCGGGAGCGCTTCGACCGCGCCAGAGCCTTGATTGCGAGAAGGTCGCGCTTATTGGGCTTTTCGGCCGCCTCTATCCGGGAAATCGCGGACTGAGACAGACCGAGCTCTTTCCCGACCTCGGATTGGCTGAGGCCAAGCGAGAGTCGGATCTGTCGGAACTCGTTGGGCATAGCGCTGAATATATGCGCATACGCATAGACGCGCAAGCGCCATGTTCAACAGATTATGCGGCCGCGCATTTGTCAAATTCACGCTCCGCGCATATCCAAGGGGCTATGGATCAGATCGCCAACAAGATAAAGCGTCTGCGGAAGATGCGGGGGTTTACCCAGCAGCAGCTCGCCGATCATCTGGGCGTCTCTCAGTCCTCGGTTTCCCGCTGGGAAAAGGGACAGGACGAGCCCAGCACTGAGCACATCTTCCGTCTCGCATCCCTAGCGGGAGAAGACGTTGAAGATTTCGCTTACCGCGATGAGCCGTCATCGCACACGATGACATCATCGTATGTCATTGGGCAGGTGCAGGCAGGACATTGGGTGACGGCGGTGGAAAGACCAAGACAAGAATGGTATCCGATCCATACCTTACCCGCGCCGGAATATGGGGGCGTCAGCCGCTTTTGTCTGGAAATTGTCGGCCACTCGTGTGACCGCATTTTCCCTGACGGCTCCATAGTTGAATGCGTAAGGTTTGCGGATCTCAAAGACCTTCCGGTCAGCGGCGACTATGTGGTGGCCATTCGACGATGCAAGGACGGGTTGATCGAGGCGACGGCCAAGCAGTACCTGGTTGATGAGACCGGGAAGCCCTGGCTGGTGCCCCACTCTACCCGGCCGGAGTTCCAGCAGCCCATCGATCTAACGGGCCCCTTCCCCGACGAAATCGAATCAGTCGAGGCGTGGGCGCTCATCATTGGGCGCTACGAGCGGATAGCAAATCCGAACCGTCGCCGCGGGTAACTGCGCATGATTCCCGACTCGCGTATGCGATGACGCATTTTTTTGTTGACCTGTAATATGCGTATGCGCATATACTCCCTCATCAGGTCGGACGGTCCGGCCTGATCGGCCCGTGAGGGGGCCGGCTTACTTCAACCAGCGTAGTTCCCGTTCCGCCGCCCCGGTCGGTTCGCCGGCCGGGGATGGGAGCGGGAAGAAGGAGGGAGGATGAGCAGGCAGAACGACGGCGCTTCGGCGTTCCCGCAGCATCCCGAGATGTGTGACGCACACCCGGATTTCCAGGTCGTGTCCCTGTGCGACTACTTCGCCGCGGACGCCATGCTCGCCGCCCAATCTGGGCAAGACCCCGACACTCTGTTGGATGCTGCGGCCGGCTCCCGCGACGTCATGTCCCGGGCGGCCGACATCATGGAACACCTTGGAAAGCGAGACGAGGCCGAACGGCTCCGGCGTCAGGCCGACGTTTGCCGCGCCGCCATCGCCCGCGCCACCGGCCAGGAGGCCCGATGACCATGACGCAGATGCAGTGGCAGCCGATCGAGACCGCGCCGAGGGATGGGACCTTGATCGAGGTGCATGATCCGGATGTCGGGGGTGCGCCGATGCGCTGGAACCCCGAGGGGTTCAACCCCCTGGTCTCAAAGAAGCCCGGCATCTGGGAGACCTCCGACAAATCGCTCACGTGGTGCGAGGACGATGGCTATGGCCCGACGATGTGGCGTCCTCTCCCCCCACCTCCCGAGACGGCCCGCAGCGAGCCCTAATCGCTGTCCTCCCTCGACAAACTGCCGGGTCTTCGGACCCGGCCCCTTTTCCGAGCCGCACAGAGCGGCGGCTCCGATGAGGGCGGCGGGCTTCGCGCCCCGGGGGATGGCGCCGGCCGGATGGTCCGGTCTGCCGCCGCCCTCACACCACTCGACGCAGCTGCAGAGCGCCGAGGGGCGATCTACCGCACCGGCCGGGACTGCCGGGAATGGAGATGCAGATGGCAAGCAACAACATCGCCGATCTCGCGGACAGCATCCGCGAACTGACCTACGCAGAAATATACGAAGTCGCGAGGGGCATTTCCGACACGCTGGAGATCAGGGGCATCCACGTCAGCCCGCTGTCACTGGCGGACGCGCTGGACACGTGGGCCGGGAACCGCCCGGAGGGCGAAGGGGAGTCCGCGTGATGAACGCCCCGAGCGTAGTGGAGGCGCTGCGGGAGTGTGAGGCGGCGCGAGGCTGGATCCACTTGGACAACGTCTACCGCGCCATGGTCCAGGCCGGCGCCATCACCCTCACCGACCGCCAGAAGGAGGCCGACTGATGGTCGCGCTGATGATGACTGCCGAAGATCTGAAGCGGGAAGCGCTGCTCCATGTCAGGCAGGCAGCCGCGCGGTTCGCCGCCGAGCTCAACTACGCCGCCGGCATGGCGGGGTGCGACAAGCTTGAGGAGTTCTTCGAAGACTGGGCCGAAGACACCGTGAACCGCGTGCACGATGACGTGGACCCGGAGCTGGCCGACATCCAGCGCCGGGAGGCGGACGAGGACCCCACAGCCTTCATTCGCGAGCAGGCCGCTATGTGCCGCTGGCACCACGGGAGGCTCGGGCTGTGAACCGCGTCACTCTCACGCTCAACCCGAACGGCGACATCGAGCGGATCTGCTCCGACGAGCCAATCGAGCTGTACTTCGTCAGCCCGCACACGCCGGGCGACCGGGTCTACCTCTACAGCAGCGTGGATGTCGGCCCGCAGTATGTCCGCGAAGAAATCGGCGGATATGCGGTCGGCCATGCAGACGACGGCACGCTCAACACGGGCGGCCCGGTCTCACCTCGGCTGCCACCATCCCGGCCTGTTCTGCGCGTTGTCTCCGATGACGGAGACGCCGCATGAACCGCCGCCAGATCGCCGCGGGCACCTTCGCCCTCGCAGCCTTCTACCTCACCGTGATCTTCGGCTTCTACGCGATCGGAGGGACGCCATGACCATCCTCTCCCGCATCTTCCGCCGCCGGGCTGCATCGTACCGACAGGCCCCGCCGCTCGCCAATCCTCAGTACCTCGCCGTGCACATAGCGGAGGTGACTGTGCGATGAGCCTCGCCGACCATTTCGACCACCTGTCGGTCAGCCACGCTACCGACTTCCTGGAATACCGGCCCAAATGGTTCATGTGCCGGGTGCTGGGACACAAGCTGTCCGTTGGCCCTTCGGCTCACCGTGGCGCGGCTGTGGAGGAAGGCGTCAACGCCGTGATCTTCCGCGGCGCCTCCATCGAGGAAGGCATCGAGGAAGCGCATCACACCTTCGATGCCAAAGCCGCTGACTGCGACCTAGACAAGGCGGCAGAAGCCAAGGCCGACCTGAACCGATTGGTGGAGGCTGGCGTCAAGGCAATGGAAGCCTTGGAAGACGAGCACGGGCCCGTCCGGGCAATCCAGCACCGGCTGTTCGCGAAGCTCCCAAGCGGGACCGTCCCATGGCTCGGCTTTGCCGACTACGTCATGCAGGACGGCACGATCGTGGACCTCAAGACCGCCGGCCGGTCGAAGGGTTCTCTCCCCGCCGCATGGGGGCGCCAGGGCGCATTCTACCAGTACGCTGCCCAATGCGAGGCGCAGCTTGCGGAGGACTACACGACGACGCTTGAGCCGCCGGCCGTCAAGTTCGTCTGTCTGGTTTCGCTGAAGAAGGAGGTCAAGGTCGAGACGATCCCGCTCGAGCACGCCGCCTTCTATCTGCACCAGCTCCAACAGGTCGAGCGTGCGCTTGATGCGATCCTGTCGCTCGGCGACCCCGCAACCATCGCCCCCTTCTTCCTGCCGTCCGGAGATGAATTCTGGATGGACGATGAAGCGCGCGCCCTCTCCCGCCAAGTGTGGAGGTAACGATGTTTGAATTGCAGTCCGAACAGACCGATAAGATCGACGCCGCGCTGGCGAAGGCGCAGGGCGAAATCAAGACCGCCGTCAAGAACAAGAAGAACCCGCATTTCAAGTCCGACTACGCCGATCTGGCCGCGTATGTCGAAGCCTCTCGGGAGGCGCTTGCGAAGCACGGCATCAGCGTCAGCCAGCCGGTCATGCCGACCGAAAGCGGTCTGTTCCTCGTCACTCAGCTTCGGTGCGGCGGTCAATGGCTCCGGAGCTACTACCCTCTCTCTTTCGGGAACAACCCGCAGGCCAACGGGTCCGCAATGACCTACGCCCGCCGCTTCGCTCTGGCGGCTATGCTCGGCATCGCCCCGGACGATCCGGACATGGCGGATGACGACGGCAATGCAGCGACCGAAGAGGCAAGGCGTAATCCGCAGCGCCAGCAGCAGAGGCCGCCCCAGGCGAGGCAGGAAGAGCCCGCGCCGACCGATCCTCGCGCCGGCAAGCAGGAGGCGATCACCCTCCACTGGCCGGATGGGAAGACGCGCGATTTTCCTCGCACCGTCGCGGGTGCGAAGGAGTTCGTGAAGGCCGCCCGCTCGGCAATCGCCACCAACCCAGCCGTCTATGAGATCCAGGCCAACAAGGAGCGGCTGGACGACATCAAGGAGAAGATCCCGGCTCTCGCAGACGAGATTGCCGAGATCGAAGACCTGTACGCCAACCCTCCGGCGGCGGCGCTCGCGGCTGCGGAGTAGCCTAGATGAAGCCGCAGTCCATCATCCTCCGTGACGAGACGCTCCGCCGCCGAGCCATAGGACTGATCCAGAACCTGGACCTGTCCAAGGACTGGCAGGTGACGATCGAGCCGCGGAAGAAGAAGCGCACGCTCAATCAGAATGCCCTCTACTGGAAGTGGTTGGAGGAAGTGGTCACCGCCGTCCAGATGGACACCGGCAACAGCCGGGAAGCCATTCATGAGGTGTTCAAGCGGAAGTTCCTGCCCGCCCAGGTCGAGGAGGTTCTAGGCGAGAAGGTCGAGAAGCGCACCACGACCACGCTGACCACGGCGGAAATGTCGGCCTACATGGACGCGATATACGCCTTCGTGACGAGCGAGCTGGGGATCCTTCTCCCTCTGCCGGAGGAGTACACGGGCGAGCGGAGGGCGGCATGACCGGCCGCACCGTAGCCGAGTGGATCGGCAAGACGCCGGATGCGGCAATCCCTACGCGGGTCAAGGACCGGGTGTTCCAGCGAGCCGGTGAGCGGTGCCAAGGCTGCGGCCGGAAGCTGGCGCCCGGCGACCGATGGGACGCGGACCATATCCGCGCCCTGACCCTCGGCGGGGAGCACCGGGAAAGCAACCTCCAGTGCCTGTGTGAATGGTGCCACAAGCCAAAGACAGCCCAGGACGTGGCGATCAAGTCGGCGGCTTACCGGAAGCGCGCCAAGCACATCGGCGCCAAGCAATCCACCAAGCGCCCCATGCCGGGCAGCCGCAACAGCCCGTGGAAAGCCAAGATCGGCGGGGGCTGGGAAAGGAGACAGCCATGACTGACACGCTGCGCTACCCCAAGGGCTCCATCATGGTCATGACGACCGGAGAATATTCGGACTTCCGCGTCTGTGGATTCCTCGTTGCCGTCCAGGACTGCGATCTCCCCGCGCTCGCCCAAGCCTTCCACGCGGAGAGGATGGCCGAGCTCGAAGCCGAAGGGAACGCCGACTGGGACACGCCTGATCCGAACGACTTCCCGTCATGGCTGGTCGCGAAAGGCCATGCGATGCCGGTCGATGCCCACGAGATCCACCTTGGCGGGTACGGCGAGTTCGAGCCCGAGTTTGGCACCCACTAGGAGCACGCCAATGACTGACACCGAATTCGTGCCGATTACAGAAGTAGAAGTGGAAATGACCGTCGGCGAACTCCGCGCCGCCCTCTCCGCCCCAGCCAAGGAGGCCGGACATGCTGAGTGAGGCGCGCAAGGTCGAAACGCTATTCCCCGACAACGGGCACGCGCCAGTCGGTCACTGGAAGGTCATCGGCTCCAATCGCGGCCACCCGGCGGACGGAATGACCATTCACGTGTCGATGGGCGACGGGGCTTACAGCACCATCATCAACCCGACGTCTTTTGCAGACGGCGGCCCGGTATGGGTGATGGCATACGGCAACCCGGAGAGCATAAGGCATTCGGTCGCCAGCCTGCTGGAGACGTTCGACCACCTGCTGTCCGACAACATCACCATGGCCGAGGCCACGCGTCGGCTGCGGATCATGCGAGCCGTCCGCCGCGCCGCGCTGAAGGAGGGAGGCGCTGATGCAGGCTGAGCGCATCCAGGCAGGGCAATGCGCGAGGATATTGGGGCTGACGCTCCGGACGGTCCAGTACATGGCGAGCCGCGGCGAGATCCCGAGCGCTGCAAAGATCGGTAAACGCTGGACCTTCGACGAGGCTAAGGTAAGGGCCTTCGTCCGACAGCGAGAGGCAGAGGCATGTCAGACAATCTCAAACAGCGCAACGGCATCTGGTACGCCCGGGTTCAGGTCCGTGGGCGCGACATACGACGCAGCTTACGAACAACTTCTCGGGCGGAGGCGAAGAAGCGCCTAGAGAAGATCCTGAAGGAAGCGGAACAGTTCCGCTTCTCTGGCGAAACCCGGCACACATGGAAGGAGGCCGTCGTCGAATGGTCGAAGGCGGCCCCGGAATCGCTCAAGCCGAGCGTCATCAAGCGGTATCTCGTCTCTCTCGGCCAAGTCCGGCAATTTCTCGACCACCTCTACGTCGACGAGGTCGGCCGGAAGGCCATGAGCCAGATCGCACGCCGGCCCGGCGTCACCAACGCCACGCGGCGGCGGGACCTGACGGCCGTCTCGGCGGTCCTGGAGTGGTGCGTCACGCACGGATGGTGCGAGGACAACGTGGCGCGGGTCTGGAGCCGCCGGGCGATCAAGGAGAAGCGCGACCCGATCGTGCTGCCCACCACGACCGACATTGACGCCGTAGTTGCAGAGGCGCCCGGCAACTTCGCCAAGATGATCCGCTTCGCCCAGTATACCGGCATGCGACAGGAGGAAATCGGCAGCCTTCAGCGGTCCCAGGTCAACCTGAAGCGCGGGGCGGTCGACCTGCACAAGACCAAGACGCGCCGGCCTCGATCGGTGCCGCTGGATGAGCGGGCGGCCGGCACAATTGCCGGCACAGTTCCGCACCTCAAATCGCCCTACGTTTTCTGGCACGGGACCGACGGTTCCCGATATCAGAACATATCGAGCCGGTTCGCCGCTTTAGCCAAGCGGGCCGTGCAGCGGGCCAAGAAAGAGGGCCGTGCAGCGCCGCGGGCTTTCCGGTTTCATGACCTTCGGCACTGGTTCGCCGTCGACTATCTGCGTCGGGGCGGCAGCATCTATGACCTTCAGCTGATTCTCGGTCATGCGTCGATCAAGACGACCGAGATCTACCTCGCCTACCTCACTCCGGAGGAGCAGCAGGTGGCAAAGCGGGTCGGCGCAAATGCCGGCACAGGTATAACGGTTTCTGGCGAAGCAACGGCCTAG